AGCAATCGTTTGATCCCAAAGATAATATTCACTAGAAACATCATCTGCCGGTGTGGGTGGAAGTGCATCTGTTCCGCCACTAGTTGCTGATGTAAATGGTGTGGCCTTACCGATCATCATATAATATGCATTCTTTGCGGCTTCTGAGAAGGACTCAAAAAACTGTTCTGCGTTATGCGACCTAAATTTTTCTGTTATGATTGCTGTCATTTTCTGATTCCTCTAATCTGTATTAGTATTTATACGTCATCACCAACTATGCCTTGGTTATTCTCAAATTAGTAGTTGTAATAGTTGCTGCCGATCCGTTGGGAAATTCCTGTGAACGATAGTCATCACCAGATTGTAATGTTTGATAATTACCAGCTCCGTCCAATCTCGTATCAACCATAGCAGTACCTCTTGTGTTACCACCAGATGTTGCCAGTGAATAAACAATCTTATAACCATCTGATGATTCAGAAGCAGTTTCTCGTATCCATTCTAAAAATAATCCTTCAATTACTGACTCTGTTGTCTGTGCGGTTAGTGTCTGCCCACTATCTGCAATAATCAATGGAGTTGCCAAACTTGAAAACCCATCACTACCCTGATTCCTTCTGTGAAGAAAATAACTAGTTATTGTTGTTGGTTGATCAACTGTTTCTGGAATACCGGCAGCAGAATATACAGATGTGTCTGCTCGTGTATCAATGAATACTGCATCCGTAGACACATTCGTATATCCAGCTGCAGCAGTCGAAGAAGTTGTGATACTATAAGTTCCAGCCGTAGTATCAGACTCAGATGCTACAATCAATTTATCAATCGCAGGGTGTAGAAAAGTATCCTTGATGTCTGCAATCGGCATTGCAATAATTGACTTACTGCTTGTATCAAAATAAACCGGCCATGTTGTTCCACTGTCTGCTGTAGGAGTAACACTTGCATATGTTTGAGCAACACGGTCAAATGTTACTGTAACTGTGCCGGGTTCTGCCGTTGTACCTTCTGCAACAAAGGCAGACGCATTAGTGGATACTGCACCAGCTGACTTCCTTGTATCAGACATTGCTTGCAAGTTCTGTGCAGAACCCGTGTCAACAGTTAGTGTGACAGATGGAGAACCACCATATAAATAACATAAATGATTTACCCACGCAGTGACCTCAGTGGTGGACATCTCCTGTAATGTATTAGCATCAACATATTTTAGTGGTGCTCGAACAGTCATTTATCAATCCTCATTATGCGCCAGCGGTGTGGAATGTTGCCAGAGTTGAACCACCAGAGTTCTTAATCAGCAGAGTTGATAGAGTTTTAAGTTCAACAGAACTAATTGCATCGTTGGCCATTTTTGCTTCTGTTATTGAATCATCTACCAAGTTAGCAATTAAAATTGAATTTGCAGGAAGAACTGGTATCTGACTAAATGTTACAACACCATTAGAAGCAATTGCGATTGCGTCTGCGTCACCAGCAGAACCGATATTACCAGCATTAGCAATTGCAATATTACCAGCAAAAGTTACATTTGTAGTTCCTGTTGGTATTTCAATTACATCTGCGTCTGCGTCATTCTTAATCGTGACATCGTTTGTGCTGCCTTGTCCAGTTAATATAAGACCTTCAGTAGAAGTATAACCAATTGCAGCATTGTCACCCGCAGCAGTATCACCAGCTGGTTCTACTGTTCCTGTTGCTGTCACATTACCTGTTACGTCTAAACCCGAACTATCTATGTCAATCCTTTTAGTTCCACCAGTGGTGACGTTGACTGTATCAGCAGCACCAAAGTAAATACCTGTATTTGCATCACCCGTGTTTGTAATTGACGGCGCAGATACGCTGCCGTCTGCAAATGATGCAACACCACTAATTGATGGTCCAGCAAGAGTAACAACAGTAGCAGTAGCACTGATACCAGAACTTAGTGCTGTACCTGTACCCAACAGGGTATAGATTTCAACAAAGTTATCATTGATTTTATCACCACCGCCACGGATAGAATCTCCTGTTCCATCTCCTTCGGTTGTTCCTAATCCTAATGCTTGATATGCCATTATCCGTGTCCTCTTCTATCTGAGTATTTATACCTTTAGTGAGTCCCAAGTTATTGGGCTATCAAATGTTGTTGCACCACTAAATCCTGTTTCTATAATAATACCACTGTTTATAATTTTAATATATCGGTCAAGGTCAGTTCCATCTTCTAGAATAATTTGGTCATTCTCATCTACGGAAGTGTTGTATACAATCAAATCAAGGTCTTCTAAAGCTAAATTTCCATTTTTATTAACAAAGATATCAGAGGGAGCACTAAATGGTGCTAGTGTGGTATTATCATATAATCCAAATGGTAATTCCCCGGTGTTTAATGAATCTTCTAGTGCAATAAATGTTTTCTCTAGAGATAGTTTTACACCAACACCAAACCCAGTATAATTTTCCAACAGAATATCATCACCATATGTGCTGGTAACAGTTGTACCATCCTCTTGTTTGAATGTTCCAAGTTCTTGTCCCTCAAGAACAATTGTATCGAGTGAATTCTCATCAGAGATATTAACGAGAGAATCACGAACAGTATCACTGGTAGAATGTGCATCTAAATTAAAGTCCTCCTCACCCAATATTGCACCACCACCTTGGAACCCAACAGGATTTTCAAGGATTAGATTATCACCATCAGTCTCATCAATAAGGTTATCGTTTGTAATAGATGTAAAGGTGTTTAGCGTAACACTCTGTCCAACATTAACATCCAAAGAATCTTCCAACAAGAAGTGGTCGCCATTATCTGTCTGTGGATTTCCTCCTGATGCAGCAGTACCAGTAATCAACAAACGACTACCCAATTCAGCTGTACCATTCTCTAATTGAATACCGTCACCAGTTATACCTTCATATGATGAAGTTGCAAGGAACGCCCGTCCATGACCTGTGTTATTTTTATTAGTAACTTTTGCATTAAGATAAGTTGTAACTGTTGAACGCAAGAATAATTCATGATCGCCTTGTGGATTACCAGAGCCTTCAGCGACAAAATCTTCACCATCTGTTTCATCAATAATATTAAACTTTATACTTGCATCTTCACCAAACATAAACGAAATGCCATCTGTACCAACTGTCTCACGAAGAATAGCAAATCCATCCTCCAAAAGAAGATCACTTCCATCATCACCTTGAGATTGTGAAAGATGTCCATCCTCAGTGCCATTAATAACAATATTATTAGATATCTCTTCAGCACTTTCAGATACGATACGGTCTAAGTCTTCAGTAACTAACATACCAAACTCACCAGCACCTGTACCGTGAGATATCTCAATTCCTTCAAAATCAGGAAATGCATTTTCTGGAGTTTCTAGTTCTACAAATCCTTCGCCAGTTTCGTTTTCAAGAATAAATCTATCACCATCCTCTTGAATAACAGAAGTTTCTAGTAGAATTTCAGACTCATCAAATAGGATTGTACCAAGACGATTTTTTATAGAATCTCCAAATAAACGTCTGAAAGTAGAGGAAAGGAGTGCATTGAAAGTATCAGCATCAACATCGGTTTCTGTAAGACCAGCAGCGCCAAGGCCAAGTCTTGCTGAAACGAATGATGTGTTGATAACTTTTGAGAAGACATTAAATCCAGCTGGATGAACTGATTTCTTCAACTCATTAAGATATGCATTACCACCAGAGTTTGTTTGAATTTCATATGAGAATTGCTGATAATAATAAGAGTCTTGAATCCTGATAAGAGCTTCACTGATCAAATCTTCAATACCACCAAATCTACCAGATTTCTCAGTCGTAGTTCCTAGTGTAATATTTGACTTTGCAATATCTGCATGAACGATTGTCGCAGCTGCTGCAGCAGTTGTTATTGCTGTTGTTCCAGCAGAGAAATCTGCACCAGCATCTTCAAATAATACTTTTTCTGTGGCATGAAGAGAGGATGCATTTGTCCCATTCAAGATTAAGTTATCAAAGGGAACATCATCCTCGTATAGAAGTATTCCATTGCCATCCCCGTTGTCATCTTGGTCTAAAACAATTCTATTGCTTGGATCACTTGTTCCATTCGCATCTGTTGCATTAGGAATGATTTTTTCACCAGCGTTTGTACCACTAGCATCAGTACCATTAAGAACCAAATCATCTTCGTAGGATAGATCAGCATCAAGTACGATGAAAGCACCAGCTCCGTCAGAAATAACTGGGATTGGTGAACTTTCTAATATAAATTTTACCTGCCTTGGTGCAGATGAAAGTTGAGTAGTTTCATTATTAGAACTAAGGAAATCGTAGTCCTCTGTAATTATAAATCCACTATCGCCAGTTCCATCTTCTAAATCAAAGTAAGACAATCTCTGTTCAAGATGTTCCATAATAAGATCGCCGTCACCACTCTCCAAGAGTATCATCCCAGTATTAGTTGCGAGGTCATCTATTAAAAGTCTGTCTCCATCCTCACTAACTAGATTTTCTCCATAGACAAGATTAGCATCTAAAATAATATTTACACCAACATACTCATTAGTTGCAAGTGAGTCTTCTAGAAGCACACCCTCATTAGAAGTTCCGCCCTGAGATTCATCTTGAATAGCAATATTGTCTTCAATTGAAACTGTTAGAACTTGGGTTGTAGAATCATAAGTCCGAACTGTTCCTGTGTGTGAAGTTAATGCTGCACCCACAACAAAAGCTCCAGTGATGTCTTTAATGACAAAATTTCCACGGGGTTCCATAATAGGCGATTCACTATAATCAAAACCGGGGTTAGAAACATTGATAGAAGATATACGACCAATATCCGTAGTGGTTGACAATACCTTAGCACCTGTACCATACTGACTTCTAACAGCCGCAGTTGGTAATAGTGAATACCCATCACCACCCTGAGTAACCGTAATTTTTGTAATATCACCAGAACCAGATTCTAAGATAAATCCTTCATTGTCATAACGGTTTGTGTCTGTGGCTTTTAAATTTACCGCCCACTCAGACTCAACACGATCACCAAGAACAGCCTCAGTGTTTATACCATCAGTATAAGAAGCCGCATTTCCAGACTCACCATATAGATGATCTGAACGATGATTATAGTTACCACCATAGAGGGTATATGTTGAACTGCTGTATGATGATTGAGCAATAGCTGTTGTTGCAGTTGGTGAATAGAAAGTAATACCGGGATACTCTAGGAATTGATATTGTCTCACTGCTGTTGCTGCGCTCTCAAACACCAACACCTCATTGTCCAGTAGTGTCTGTGCAGCAGACAGTGTAATTGAATTTTGACTTGTAACGGAGACGACTGTAACAGTATTACTCAAACCGATACTGTTTGATCTAACAGTCATTCCCACCAAAATTTCATCACCAGAATTTCCGTCCAAGATTACTGTTGTTGAATTAAAAGTTGCCCCGTTGGCCAAGCCGCTAGATTTTGTGATAGTAGTCTGTTCAGCAGCATAATTTGTCAAGTAGATTGGATAGTAATAACCGATACCATTGTTGTATATAACATCAGTACCATAAACTGTATATGGTTCCTCACCCTCAATTGTACCCTCTTCCAACTGAAAGTTAAACAGATCAATAAACTGATTTGTACCAGATTCCTGTACAATAATATCACCACCAGTTTCATCGATGATGTTACCATTTATAACTGTAACCTCAGCCTTAGCACTATCTACAAACCCTGCTTCAGTACTATTATCAGTAAATACAACAAGGTCACCAATCTCATAGTTGGTTCCTGCATCATCAACAACAACACCAGAAACCGAACCAGTTTCTACCTTATTAATCCTAGCAGAAATATCACCACTACCAATTGCAACAGAAGTATCAAGGTCTATAATATCATTGTTACTATATAGCGTTCCGTCATTTGAAATTGTTGTAGATGAAAGAAATTGTTTTACAGTAAAATTATATTTAATATTCTCTGTAGAAGATATACCAAAAATTGTTTCTTCATTAACAAATGTTCCAACCACACTTGAGATTTCAAATTCAATATAAGAAGTACCACCAGAGACAGCAAAGGTTGTTGCACTCTCAACAAGAGCAGTTGCATCACTAGTTGCACCCGTAATAGATTGACCTATTAGTTCATTTGCATCAACATTACCAGAAGCAGAACAACGAATAACTGTGGGTTGATCCCAATCAGCAGCTGACGCTTTTAACATATACTGGTTTGGATAGAATATTTCTGCATCTTCATCCAGAAGGATTTTCATAAAGAGTTTAGCACCCTCCTTAGTTCCCTTCCGTCGATACAACTCACGAATATGTTTTTCTAGATTTCTCTTATCGATACCAGTTGCGGTGTTACTAGGAATTCCTTCCATAAATGATTTTCGAAACTCTTCGATAAAGTCATAGATGGTATTGTCAATGTCAGCGTAAGCCAATAACTGCTGAATATTCTGAACCGGGTTTGCACGATACCTTGTGATCTTACCAGAAGCACCAGAGGTTGAACCTGTAACAGTTTCGCCAGTTTCAAACAACTGTTGGGATGAGATAAACAATCTAGGGGTATCATCCGAAAGGTCTTCAACAAGAACAGTTGCAGTAGCATAAGATATACTGCCGGTGATTGTTTCACCTTCAATAAACTTACCTGTCGATCCCGAACCTGATTCTGTAACAACCAGTGTCCCGTCTTCACTTAGAAGATTTGTGGATGTTTCGAATTCCAAAAGAATATTATCGATATTGACTTCTAGTCGCAGCTCACCCGCTTCTAGAAATTCGTAATATGATCTTAGGAAACGAGAAAATTGTGGATGGTCTTCAGCAATGAAGTCAGGAAGTTGTCCATCAATCTGGGTACTGAGTTTATTCTCTAGTTCTGGGGTCCAGTTTAAATCAAATGGTGACATGATTAATAACTCGACGGCGTTACATAGGTGGAGTTTGTAACATAATCAGTTGAACCCCCCGAACTATTTACTGCAATGGTATCTTGTCCTCCTGTAATGGTGGTATTGATTATATCAATTTCGATGATTTGATTTCTCTTACCAACAATATCATTCGAGGATGGACTTGCAGTAAACCGTATGGTAGTTGATACATTATTATCAACATTAGATACTGAAGTTATATAAATTGGATTAACTGAAACTAGGCCAGTTGCATAGTTTACGGTTCCAGCTACTTCACTATGATAGGTTCGCACCCCAGAAACCAAATAGTATATACGAAGGTTACCCGCACCATCATCGTCAAAGAACATCTGGTTTGTATTGTCTTGTATGTAGAAACCCGTTGATGCAATGATACCACCCCCAGCTGCGTTATGTCCAGAGTGTGGATTGAAAAGTGAGTTTCCAAATTGAATTGTGAATGAGAATGAACCAGCTGTGTTTGGTGTATAAAAACTACCCAGAGACACCGTTGTGACATTACTCAATATTGAATTATCAGTATTATCAACCAAAGAAGTAAACTGTGAATGTCTAAAAATTGAATTAAATACTTTGAGATAATCAGTATTGTATGTTGAAATTGTATTAGATACAAGTGTCTCTATAGACTCTTTAGAACTTGTTGTTGCATTACTGTCGTATTTAAAATTACAATTGAGAATAAGAAATAGATTTTCTGAGTCAACAACCACAGGAGTAATTGATGCAACAGTGTATGGAGCCAAGTCTGTTACTAACTGTGCCTTTTGAATTTCATTTAGATTTAGTCCTGTGGTTGACTTAATACTAATGAAAATTTTACCATACTCTGCAACATCAGACACACCAGTAACCGGATTAAATGAACCATCCTCACCACCCCAAACAGAAACCGCTTGAGTGTTTGCGAACAACTGTTTAACATATGTCTTATAATCTTCTGTTGTAACACATCGACCCTGTGATGCATAATCAAGTGGTGCGTTATACTTGACAGATTCAATTGATTCTGGTTCTGACCCACCAGCAGAATTAGAAACAGTAACAACATTTACACTATTAACCGTATCAATTGCAGCCGAACTACTAAAGACTGATGCACCATTTGCAGCACCTTTGTTGGTAACAACATAATTCATTATGATGATGTTACCATCTTCTACTGCATTGCCCAGAATACCATCACCAAAGTATACTTCAAACTTACCGTCTTCTACCTCTTGTAGAAAATATACATTGGATGTTGAAGTCAATCCTGCAATATCTGTTGCTCTCGTATATGTAGCACTTCCAGTATCCGTTGCAGAATTTTGAACTTTGATTGTAAGAGTTGTTGTGTCTGCTCTATCATCATTAATAAGAAATCTCTGTTCAACATTCTGAGTGTCAACAGTATATCTAGTTGCAACAAAACTACCCTCAGATATTGTTACATCATTGAATTGAACAAAAGACCCACTATTGAATGCAGTAACACTTTGTGTGGTTACAAACTGATAAGATGTATCCCCCACACTAGATGTGAAAACTGTACCCGCAGGCATTGTTACACTTGCAAGAGATGTATTCAAAAATACATCAACGACTGCTTTTGCTGATGTGGATGAACGAGTAGTATATCCCAAAGTCTTTGCATGTGAAACCACACTTGACCTCAACTGAGATGAGTCAAGGAACATCTCGTTTGCAAGCATGTTCGCATTGAAACCAAGATAGTGAGTGTTGTATGCAAGAACATCAAGGAGCGCACTAAGACCAGAACCTTCGAAGTCATAATCCTTGAACTCTGATTGATTTCGCATGAAGACTTTTAGGTTGTCTTTAACCTCATCAAAGTCAAATTCTGTTACACTGAGTCTTTTTCTAGTCGATGCCATTATCGTAATCTCTCTAATAGAACTTCCATATTCACAAGTTCTGTTGGGGCGTTAACAACATAAAACTCAATAGTAACATTATATGCATTGTTGTCAAGATTAGGTTGAGCTCGAACTCCAACGAGTCTAGCCCTTGGTTCAAAGTTCTCAATCACCTCTTCGATCTTCATAGTTAGAACATATGCAGTGATTGGCGTCATAGGTTCAAATAGAATATCTCTTACACCAGAACCAATCTCTGGGTGAAAGGGTTTTTCGTAGAAGTTGGTTAGGATAAGATTTCTTACAGAGCGTTTGACTGCCGTAAAATTAGTTACCTTATTAACATCACCCGTTCCCGTCTTTGGTCCAAAGAATAAATCAATATCAGAATACAGTTGAGCTGCACGGCTTTCACCTTGATATGTACCGTCAGTATATGCATCTTTAGCACCCATGTGTATTCCTCTTTAGTATTATTTATACACTCTCTGATGTGTTTTGTTTCATCATAAACTTATTATTAGACTTCCAAATGTCCTTTGCACTTACACGAATGAATCGTTTGTTGGTTTCATTTGTATTTGGGTTAGGAATAGTCACTATAACATTCTTACCCTTGTTAAATGCATCAAACTGATTTCTCATTCTCGCAAAATCGTTATTCATATAATTTCTACGAACTGCCTTAGTAGTAGCCTTACAAACATTATTACGTTCACCCTTTGATGTTTGTGTTGCCCTTGATGTTTTCTTTCCCATAATATAACTCCTTTATATGTGTTTGTATTTATGTCTTTACGTTAGGTATTATTTTTTGAACTCACTTCATGCTTCTATGTGCCGGGGATGCCGTCGAGACCACCTGAGGCCTTGAAAGCGGCTTCCTCATCGGCCTGCTTTGCACGATACCGAGCTTCGTCATCCGCCTCTTCTTTCAAAAATGCCTTTCCTTCAGCTGACTGCTCAAAAGCTTTGTCTTTTGCATCCTCGACGGCGATTGCTGCGGCAACAGCTGCGGGGTCTTTGGCCGGTGTCGGTTTCGGTGGTTCAGGATCAACCTCTGGTTTATAAATACCAAGATATTCGTATTCAAT